ACTGAGGTTCGTTAAGTTATGCTAATTTAATTAGCTCTTAGATAGATCAAATGTAGGTGCAGAACTAGGTCTGAACGCTATTTCTACTGATTGTCCATCATCAGGGTTAACAGTAAAACTAGCTGAAGTAAGAATAATATCAGCTAAAATTGATCTACTTGTAGTTTCATCTACAGTCGCACCACTCATTTGACGATCAATATAAAGTTTTACCTTTGCACCTTGTTGTTGACGTTGAATAACATCTTCAATCATTCTGCTAGATAGCAATGTATCATCATCTGTTGAATATACAGTTGCAGAACCACTACCATCAGCAAAACCTGAAATAAAGGTTCTAAATGGTGCAGTTTGAGCAACAGCCTGACCAATAGTTGTTACGTCAATCTCTGCTCTTGTTATTTCAAAACTCCACTCTCTTACAGAGCCAACAGCTTGTGGTGCTGTAAATACAATGCTTGCAAAGTTTGAACCGAAGCCTGATGGTGCTGCTGATGCTGTTAATGCTGCTCCACCATTAGTAGCGGAAAGAGTCATAACACCAGTAGATGCATCATAAGTTTTTACAAATTTAGCTCCTGCTGCAATGCAGTTAGTAGTTGTAGCTCCTCCTGGATATGTAAGAGTTACTGCATCTCCTACTTGAAAACCTAGTTGAGCACCAACTGTAATATTTGATCCCGATGATGGGAAAGCTGATGCTGCAAGAGTTGTTACACTTGTACCAGCAGGAGAATAATATAACGCTCC